AGCAAAGATGCTCGAACGTATGCTTCGTCGTTACGGCATGGAGCCAAAACGTACCATGTACGCAAAGGACAAAGATGCCAAGACAAAGCGTTACGGAGGAAAGGTTCATCGTGGACGACCAGCCAACGGAAGCGCCGAAAAAGCGCGGTAGGCCGAAGCGCGATCCGAATGCGCCAAAAGCCACATATCAACTTTCTACAAAGGAACGTGCGAGACGCGCGGCGACGAAACGTGTCAACGCTGCGAAGCGTCGTGCCGCGAAGTCAACTAAAGCAGCAGAGGACAAACGACGCTATGCCCGAAAGCTCGAACAACAAGCTACAAAAGTTGAAAACGCTCTTGTCGGGAATACCTCTGCCACAATCGATCTTGGGGATGTGGCTGATCTGCCAAGCGCAGTGGCTGACTTGGTCGGAGAAAGCGAAGTCGTTTTCCAACCGAATGACGGACCTCAAACGGACTTTCTTTCGGCGGGTGAGCGAGACGTACTCTACGGCGGTGCTGCCGGTGGTGGAAAGAGTTTTGCACTTCTTGCTGATCCGCTACGTTACTGTCACAATCCTAATCATCGTGGTCTTCTTCTCCGTCGTACACTCGACGAGCTTACCGAACTAATCGACAAGTCACGTCAACTCTACACGAAGGCGTTCCCCGGTGCAAAGTTCCGCGAGTCGAAGTCTACGTGGGTGTTCCCGTCCGGGGCGACGATCTGGTTCACGTACCTCGACAAAGACAAAGACGTAACTCGCTTTCAAGGGCAGGCATTCAACTGGATAGGTATCGATGAAATCACGCAATATCCCACACCGTACGTTTGGGATTACTTGCGTTCTCGCCTTCGTACTACTGATCCTGAACTCCAGCAACACCTGTACATGCGCTGCACAGCCAACCCCGGAGGAGTGGGTGGTTGGTGGGTCAAGAAGACTTATATCGATGGCATCGAACCAAACAAGCCTTTTCCTGCCTTCGATATAGAAACAAAAAAAGAATTCTTGTGGCCTGATGGTCACGAAAAAGCAGGTCAGCCCTTGTTCCTTCGCAAGTTTGTACCGGCACGGCTGACCGACAATCCCTACCTGATGGCAGACGGCCAATACGAGGCGATGCTCAGGTCGCTCCCAGAAGTCGAGCGAAAGCGGCTTCTCGAAGGTGATTGGGACGTGGCGGAGGGAGCGGCCTTCCCCGAGTTTTCAAGGAGTCGGCACGTTGTCGAACATTTCGAATTACCTACCAATTGGCCACGTATACGAGCGGCGGACTACGGGTATGCGAGTCCGTCGTGCGTTCTTTGGGGGGCTATTGACTGGGATAATAACATCTGGGTTTATCGTGAACTATATGCTAAACACTTGACAGCAGAACAACTCGCTGATAAAATACTAGAAGCAGAGGAGCTAGACCCACAACCGCACTACACCGTCTTAGACTCCTCGTGCTGGAACAAGACGGGTTTCGGACCCTCTATAGCAGAGACGATGATGCGAGTCGGTGTGCGCTGGACGCCATCCGACCGTAATCGCATACAAGGGAAGATGGAGATTCATCGTCGCTTGGCTGATGATCCGTACACTGAAGAGCCTCGCCTACGTATCTTTTCCACGTGTACGAATACTATCAAGCAACTCGCTGGCATCCCCCTATCAAAATCGAACAGTGAAGACGTAGACACAAAGGCTGAAGATCACGCGTACGACGCCCTACGTTATATGCTGATGACACGCATGAGTGGATACGCTTCGATCCACAAACAACTCGGCGCAATCAAGAATCAAGTGTACCAAGTACAAGACGCGACATTCGGATACTAATTGATGGCAGAACTCGATCCAAAAACAGCTACAATACGCGAGGTTGCACAGGCGTACGCTACAAAAAACAAACGTGGAGATGCTTTCGTTACATCCTCCGTACAGTTCTTCAAGGACATTGCTGATCAACCCGGTTCTGCTATGCGTCTCTTCGAAAAAGATGCGGACGGGATCACGCTGCTTGCCCGCACCTTTAAGAACAGTGAAGACACATCAACCGTTAAGACTGCTATGCAAAACTTGCGGCAGGTCGGCCTGACGCTCAAGGGTCTGTATGGTCCGGACACTCCGGAGTACAAGCTCCTTCCGGACAAGGCTCCGAATACGGACCTCAACAATCGAATCTTCGGACGCTCCGAGCCTGCAAAGGCAGTCTCTGAGGTTGCAATCAATCCGGACAAGGCCAAGATGAGCCAGTTGTTCGCGGGTGTTGCAAGGTATCTCGACGATCCGAAGACTCGTCCTATTGCACAAGCAATCATTTTTAATTTGAACACGGGTTTACGTCCTAACGCTGCGGCAGGTCTCAAAGTAACATCGTACAAGCCTGACAGCGGTGCTATTTATATCGAATCAGAAGCGAAGGGTGCAAAGGGACGTGCTGTCAATATTCCCTTGAATCCAGTTGCAGATAGCATCTTACAACAGAACCTAGCCGCTGGCAATAAAGAGTTTTTCTTTGTCAAGGCAAATGGAAAGCCTGTGACTTCGGGCGACATGACTGATCTCTTGAAGACAGTCAAAGTCAAAGACATCGCATTCGATAGAGCAACAAATCGTTACTTCGACACTCTCGCTCCTGAAGGTTTCACCGGTAAGAAGGGTTCACAACTTCTTCGAAATGTTCACGCTACAGTCGGACAGTCGATTGGTATCGATCAGGACCGCCTCGCTTACCTTCAAGGGCGTAGTCTCAAGTCGGCAGGTAAAAGCAGCACAGGTGAATTGACAACATATCAGCAGGCCTTCCCGGGTGCAGTTGGAGAGGTTGATAGAGCAAACGCAAATATGTTTGCAAGTTTTTGGGGTGATGCTGCGACAGAGGCCGGATTTAATATCGGGGAACGCATCCCGATGCCGACAGAAAGAATCACCACTCAAACTCCCGGATATGAAGGATACTTTGAATTGCCTGCACAAGAGGCACCTGTTAAAGTAGCTCCAGAAGCAGACGCACCTCTGCCCACCAGTCCTGCCGACTTCGATGACGACACAAAGGCCGCTCTCAAGAATGCCGGTTTCAATATAGACTACACGAAGCTAGGAAAAGTTGTCCCTTATGTTGGAACAGCAGCCGCCCTAGCAGCGATGCCCGATGTCGCTCAAGCAGCTACGTCCGGACTAGAAAAAGTAGGACTGCCCAAATCAATCGCTGAACCGGTGGGCACTGCTGCTGCCGCTGTAGACTTTGGTGTCGGTGCAGTTCTTCCTTTAGCCCCGAGTGATGTTGTAGACGTGGGAGGGGCAATTGTTGGTGAGTTTAAAAAATCACGAGAAGAGTCACGAGGAATCGGACCACGAGGAAGAAATCTACGCTCTCAAAAATTGCGAGAGCAACAAGCCGACGAGGGCTTTATATCTAAACCTTAAACGGAGGAAGAAATGCAAAACCTGAACATGGGCGAAGCGTACATTATGAACTCGGATAAGACATCCGTAGATGATCAGATGGGCGCAGACAAGCTGTATCGTGAAGGTCTCGAATTCGACACTCGCGCTCAGACTGATGTTCTGACCGAAGATATGCCGAAGAAGCAGACCAAAGCTACAGTTGAAGCATCCCTATTCAGCATGGCTGAAGAGCGGGACTACTAAGAAAGCGAAAGAATGGCTGACAATTTCCTAGAGCCGGAAGACGATCAGACTATCCCCATCGTCGCACCGACGGAACGGATGCCCGGTCTCGCCGGGTACATTCGTGCGAAGTTCGAAGATGCGGAAAACGGACGATTTGTTTACGAGCAGCGATGGCTGCAAGCGTACAAAAACTTTCGTGGCATCTACGATTCGACGACACAATACCGCGATTCCGAACGGTCGAAGGTCTTCATCAAGATCACAAAGACCAAAGTTCTTGCGGCGTACGGGCAAATTGTTGACATTCTTTTCGCCAACAAAAAGTTTCCGCTCGTGGTTGAGTCCACGCCGATGCCGGAGGGTATCGCGGAGTTTGCACATATGCGTACCCCGGCGGATGATGCAACCCAGCAGAGCGATCCGTACGGTTTTCCGGGCGATGGTCGTGAACTCATGCCCGGTGCGATGTCCGCATCCGAGCCTCACATCTTGGGGTCGTACGGTAAGGAGTTTGGGGACGCGATTCTTCCGGGCAAAGCGAAAGTGGGTGAGCCGCAGTTTGAACCTGCAAAGGAACAAGCTCGGCGTATGGAAAAGTGTATCCACGATCAACTCCTCGATACGAATGCCGTCAACGTATTTCGAAAGGCAATCTTCGAGTCGGCTCTGCTCGGCACGGGTATCGTAAAGGGTCCGTTTAACTTTCACAAGCGCGTTCACAACTGGGAGCGCGGAGAGGATGGTGAGCGGACGTACAATCCCTACGAAAAGACAGTGCCACGTATCGAAGCCGTGTCGGCATGGGATTTTCATCCGGACCCGTCAGCCACGACAATCGAGGACTGCGAGTACGTCATCGAACGTCACCGCATGAATCGACAGCAACTCCGCTCTTTGATCATGCGTCCACACTTCGACGCACAGGCTATCGAAGAGTGCCTCGCAAAGGGACCGAACTACGAGGACAAGTATTACGAAGACACGATCCGTGAAGACGAAACCGAACCGTACTATCAAGAAAACAGGTACGAAGTCTTGGAGTATTGGGGTGTCTTGGATTCCAAGTTTGCCGAAGAGGCGGGCATGGAAGAAGCTAAGAACATGTCAGAGTTTGATCAGGTTCAGGTGAACATCTGGGTTTGTGGAACGATGATCCTGCGCTGCGTAGCAAATCCGTTTACCCCAGCACGTATCCCGTATCAGGCGTTTCCGTTTGAGATCAATCCCTATCAGATTTGGGGTGTCGGTGTCGCAGAGAACATGGAGGATGCTCAGTTGCTTATGAACGGGCACGTTCGTATGGCTATCGACAACCTCGCCCTCGCTGGTAACCTCGTGTTCGACGTGGACGAGGCGTCGTTGGTGCCCGGACAAAACATGGACATCTTCCCCGGCAAGATATTCCGTCGTCAGTCGGGCGTCACGGGCACGGCAATCAACGGCCTCAAGTTTCCGAACACAGCACCTGAAAACATACAGATGTACCAAATCTCGCGTCAGCTTGCGGACGAGGAGACGGGCATCCCATCCATTATGCACGGTCAAACAGGCGTAACCGGCACCGGACGCACGGCAGCAGGGCTGTCGATGCTGATGGGCAGTGCTGGCTTGTCGATGAAGACAGTCATCAAGAACATCGACGACTACCTTTTGAAGCCTCTCGGTGAAGCGTATTTCCAGTGGAATATGCAATTCAATGATGATGCGGAAGATGTGAAGGGTGACTTGGAGATCAAGCCACGCGGCGTAGCTGCAGTTATGCAAAAGGAAGTACGCACCCAACGTCTCACCTCACTCTTGCAGACCGTGTCGAATCCGATGCTGGCTCCATTTGTGAAGCTACCGAACCTCATGCGAGAGTTGGCAATCGCACAAGACATCGATCCGGACAGCCTCGTCAACGATGTCAACGAAGCACAAGTATACGCACAGATGTTACAAGGGATGATGCAAGATGCTCAACAAGCAGCAAGCGCAGAAGCTAGCGGCGCTCCTCCACAGCAAGGAATGGCCCCTAATGGAGGAGTACCTAGCGGAACTCCGGGAAGTGACGATTCAGGCCGTGGTAATGGCACAATCGGAGTCGGAGTTGCGCCAAACGCAGGGGAAGCTGGCTTTACTGGAAATGCTCCTCAAGTTGAAGAATAATCACGAAGCGGTGGTGAGAAACAATGTCTAAAACATTAACTCCTGAACAGTATCAACAACAATTTGTCGATTATTACTCTTTTCCCGGCATCGCTGTAGAAGCGGCACCCGAAATAGATGATGAAGAAAGAGATGAAGAACCCGTACGTCCGAACATCCTCACACCCGTCGGTCAACGCGACGAACAAGTAGCAAACGTATTCGGTCAGATTCCTATTGTGGGTGCGGGCCAACAAATCTCTACAGAGGACCCGTACGAGTACATTCGCAACTTTGATACCCAAGAAAAAAGTGACTTGAACGGCAGGGGATTTAGTCGGTACCTCGAACAGGCTGCAGGAGTCCCCGGCACTGTAGTTACAGTGGCTACAGGACTCCCTATTTCTGCTCTAGCGTACGGCGCTGGGCAACTCACACGAAAACAACACCGCAAGAACGCGGAGTCAATCACCTCGTACGGTGGCAACGTAGGTTCGATGTTCAAGTTTCAAGGTCAGACTGTTAGTCGCGCACCGGGTAGTAAAATCTTTACTGGTAACTTGGGTGGCCTCAGTCAGAGCGACATGTACCGCACAGATGAAATACGCAAAGGTTTCATTCCCGGAACTATGCAAGAAATTCCGGGTGCTGGCAGAAGAGGACAGGACACGAGACGTTCAATCTCTGGTCTATCTGGTGTGACAAGTGTCGAAGGCGCAATCATGGACGCGTTTGGTACCGTACACACGGGACAGCGCGACGATTCGGGTCGTATGATGGCTTCCGCATCTCAGGCACAAGCTCTCCGTGAAAAAGAGTTTCGTAGCATGGCGCGACAGGCTGGCGTGGATATCTCAGGTCTCAAGGGCGCGGACTTTGTAAATGCTGCCGTAGCTTACAAGCAGCACGTTGATGGCGTGATGAAGACTGATCCCTCGTACGGTGGTTTCTTTCACAAAACGAGCAATTTAAGCCCGGGTCAAAATGCGTCTGCACTCGACAGGCGTCGGGGTACGGCAGTTGATTTTCTCAAGGAGAAGTACGGCATCACAACTACGCCGACTGTGACTGACGATGGCGGCGCTCCTCCGCCCCCTGCTGCGGCAGCATCTCTTACGACAGTAACTCCGACAGAAGGCGATCCGGGCACACGACCAGATGACGGCGATAGCGGCGGCGGCGGTAGCAGCGGTGGAACCGGATACGCTCCGGGCACGGGGGACAGTGGAGGTTCGTATACTGCTTATGAGCCGGGGGGTGAAAGTGACTATAGCAGCAACTCGTATTCTATTGGTACAGGCGGTGGCGCTGGTGAACGCTTTGGTCCTACGGGCGGTTTTGTTGAAGGAGGTCGCGTCGGTATGCAAGCGGGCGGCACAACAGTCCAACGTCCTCTTCCCGAAGCTGGCTTCGTAGCCGGTCCACCTGAAAATTTCACAGAGCGTGAAACCGTAGCTGACGATCAAAACGGATCAGTTGCAGAGGGTACGTTTATTATCAATGCGGCGGCTGTTGAGTTTGCCGGATCAGACGATATTCGCAAGATGATCTTGGATGCGTATTCGACCGCACGTGAAAAAGGACTTGACATTGGCCGCGTAGATCGTAAACTATATGAAGGTACTGTAGACGTTGCTTTATCTAAGGGTGAAGTCGTCGTGCCTCCCGAGTTAGCCAAAATCATCGGCTACGACCGCCTAGAAAAAATTAACAATCGCGGTAAAAAAGAAGTCTCTCGTCGCCAAAACGCGGCAGAGGGCGGTTTCATATCTCTATAAATTATTGAATATTCGCTGGCTACCCGCGCAATGCGGCCCCAGCACAACCGGAGCGGCTACCCACAGCCAAGTGGCCCCGCGAGTGAGGTAAAACAAATGGCAAAGCGAGTAAGAGGCCATCGTGCCAACAAGCCGAATGATTCCTTCGGCACAATCAACAGCGACACGCTGTATCGTGGTAACTATCGTGAAGATGTCTACAAAGACGAAGACGATGAATCCGACGAAGCTATAGAAGCCCAAGATGCGGACCCCGAAGAGGCTACTCCCCAAGAGGCAACGAGTTTCGTAGAACAAAAACAAGAACCGGACCACGACTACAAGAAACGATACGACGATCTAAAAAAACATTACGATGCAAAGGTCAATGAGTTCAAGCAGGAAATCGCCGACTTGAAGACGGCAATGCAAGCACCTCAAGCACAGATGCCTGAAGGTGTAGCGATGCCCAAGACGCCCGAAGAACTGCAAGCATTCAAAGATCAGTATCCCGAAGTGTTCGAAGTCGTACAGACCGTTTCTTCACTTCAAGCTGAATCCCAGCTATCCGAGCTTCGTAACGAACTCGGTACGATCAAAGAACGGGAAAAGCAACTCGAAAAGCAGAAAGCCTACGAAGAACTGCTGCGGTTGCATCCGGACTTTGACGAACTCAAGGCAGACGACAAGTTTCTTGAGTGGCTCGGAGAACAGCCGGAATCTATCTCCGACGGTATCTACAAGAACAATACGGATGCACGTTGGGCGGCACGGGTACTCGATCTGTACAAAGCAGATACGGGCCAGAATACAAAGAAGCGTGCCAAGTCTAAAAGCTCTGCAGCAGATGCCGTAACACGCACTGCGGCCCGCGAAGTCAAAACCACATCAGGTAACGACAAGATTTGGAAGGCTTCAGAAATCGGTCGAATGAAGCCGTGGGAGTTCGAGAAGCACGAAGCTGAACTCGACGCCGCACGGGAAGAAGGCCGAATAGACTACAGTAACTAAACCTCAACAAAGGAAGGAACAGACCAATGGCTTTTGGTACTGCTGCAGGTTACGGTAACCTGCCTTCCGGTAACTTTACACCGGAAATCTTTAGCCAAAAGGTTCTCAAATTCTTCCGTCGCGCTTCGGTTGTAGAAGACATTACGAATACCGACTACGCTGGCGAAATTGAGAACTTTGGCGACACCGTCCGCATTATCAAGGAGCCGACAATCAC